TCACTTCTATCCATACTATGAGGAAGACGGTAATGAAGTAAGGGTTTATTCGCTAGTATTTGTCCATCCTTATCCTCCCACTTTACAGGCCGATGCAAGTCCGATGAAACTTTTATATCTTGGCTATGAGATGAAGGGCTTATTCTGTTCCCAAAACTATTAAATCCATAAGGAACGTCATTATTAGCATTTATATGTTCAGCCCCTAATGCGAAACCAAGTAGCCAGGTGCTAAACCGCATCTTTTCCCCACGTTTAATGGCCCTCTGAAATAGCCCGTGATTAGTCCAGGCCCACCCTTCTTTCCTTCCGAATGTTGATTTATGAGAATCTGTTAAACTTCCAGGTATGTTATCTAATATAGGATTATCTACATTTCTATTAGACTTATCCTCCCCCATCCCATGCATGGTTTTAAGATTCAACGGTTCCTTATTGAGAGGATTAACTACTTCTCCTGTGGTTTCTCCTCCCAAATCATCAAGATGTTCATTATGAGGATGGTGGGAATATACATCTCTATATTTTCCCTCATATTCACTTCCCATCTGTGCAGATAAATCATTAAATCCATGATTATATCCATGATGCGTCCTACCATATAATTCATCTAATACCATATGAGCAAAACCTTGGTGATAAGCCCCATCATGGGTAGGCCTACCGATAAACCGTCCAGGCACCCATTGGCTTCCAGCCCGTTCATCATCTACCTTATCGTGGCCCAATTCTGCTTCTACCAACAACGAATGGTCTTTTTCATGAGAAGGTTTTCCCTCTACATCATGGTGTACTCCCATTTCCTGACCAGCAAGGGGCATTCTTTGCGGCTTCAACACATCTATATATTTTTTAGGAGCCATCGCCACCCCAGGTACATATAGATTCTGCTCTTTGGGAGAAAGATGAGCTTGACTCTGGATATTATCATACCAATTATGGATATCGGGGAACGCTTGTTGTTCTAACTCCCCACCTATATGAGAAGGAGTTAGATTTGGCCCCATTCGTCCACCAGATGTGGGGGCATTAATACGTTGTCCCGTAATCGGATGGTACTCAGGTGGCCCATCATCAGCTTTTTGAACAAGATTCATTAACTTTTGAACACTACCTTTATATCCAGAAGCATAAGCAGCCTGAGCTACTTCCTCGGCCTTTGCCTGGGTATCAAATGGGCCTTGTCTGCCCCAATAATATTTACCGTTTCTTCTAGTTATCGGCATTATTATCTTCCTCATATTCAAAACTGTCTTCCATATTTTTATTACGATTGGACATAGGATTATGACTCATCTGAGGATTTTTCGATGGCCCATTTGAACCTTCTATACTTGGCCCCTGTCCAAAGGATGCTTTTTCAACATGGGTAACACCTGTGGGATGTAAGTTTGCAATAAAATCTATACCATCTTGACTGAACCACATCTTCGTACCATCATTTGATACCTGTTTAATGATGGGTGTGAGATATCCTTTAGATACAATGCCCTCTACCCAATTTTGAGGGGTTTTTGTAGGGTCATCATCTGACTTTCTAGCATCCGCATACTTATCCAACTCCTCAATACTCCTATCCTTCTTGCTACCCATACCATTATAAAGATAATCTTTACTCTGCCCCCCTTTCAATGGAGCGAACTCCATCATTTGCATGGGCATAGGAGGCATTGGCTGGGCCTCTGCTGACTCTCCCCCACCTGGAGCAGCCCCAGTACGTCCAGGGGCAGGATTCACGCCCACAGGAGGCGCAGGAGGTTGTCCAGGCTGTTGACCGGATTGTGCTTGCTGTTCCATCATTTGTTGTTGCTGTTGCATCTGTTCCATTTGCTGTTTTTGCTGGTCTATTGCCATATCCATTTGTTCACCCTGTTTTTCCATCATATTAACAGGCTTACCAAATATCATAAATTCAGCATCTTCCACAGGGACGCCATCATCCTTCAAACGTATCTCAAAGCCCAATGCAATGAACTGATTGGCAATTTGAGCCTTTTGCTGCGAGAAGCTAATACGAGTTGCTTCAGCCTTCTCTTCAGGATTGGGTAATTTCAAGCCCCAATCAGTTATTCCAAATGCTTCCAAAATCTGCGGGAAAACCTTCTCATGAAACAGTCTCTGGTCACCCTCAACTACCCGACTCATGACTACTAATTGCTGAGTTTGAGTAGAGAGGCCACCAAAGGCTTCAGGCGCACCCTGCCAAGCAGGAGTTACGCCCCACATAGCTGCAATCCGTTCCCGTATTTCACTTCTAACAGGCAAATAATCCATTTCATTTAATGTATGGAACAAACGTACCATATCCACTCTTCCTCGATTATTACGGGAAGATACAGCTACCATTGGAATATAGTTAGGGTCAAGGCGTGTTTGTGCTGCAATCTGCTGCCTTTCCCTACGTAGCGATTCAGGGTCATCTGTAAAGACCATCATCATAGATGCTGGCATTTTTCTTTCAAAGAAATATCTGTATAGGTTTTTATCCATACCTATTAATGTAAGAGCTTTTTCAAAAATAGTTAGGATTGGACTCCATCCATATGTCTCACTAGGAGAAAACTTCGATAAATGAATAATTTCCCCATCCAACATAAAAATATGTTGATTTCGATGGTAGTACTTATACATTACAGGTTGCAATTTAAGATTACAATCATTAGTTGCACAATCACCGGGGTCTTCCTTAACTTCCTCTCGATGGATGGGGCATAAGAAATGGGCATTTTTAGGCAACCCCGCTGCATCCAAATCAAATTCTACTAAAGCTGGATTCAAGCGTCTAATTTCATTCACTTTAGATTTAATACTATTATCTTCATCCTTTTTATATTCTTTAACTATATATAAAAACGCATCATCAATCGCATTTAAGTCAAAGTGGAATTGACGCATCACTTCTTCTAATGATTGGTCAAATATATTGCAATCATCCATAAATGTCACGAGACGTTTTTGTTGTTCAGGGTCTGGATTTTCTACCAAAGGCACCCATTCAATCCCTCTCCTAAATACTTCACCTGTTATATGCTGCAACGGAGAACGCACTTCTTCAATGGAGTAGGCCAACATTTGTAAATCCATTACTAGCTGTTGACGATATGCCATTTGGTGTCTAACCCACGTATTTACAACATGGTCTAGACCAATGGTAGGCGCACGGCCTGTTTCACTCCCAGACTTCATTAAATCTAAGAAATTTATCTGCTCATTCAAATTAATGACAGTCTGGGCTAATTTGGGCACCTCAGGTAGATAATCCTGTAGTCTCATAAATTAATCCTTCGTCAAGTTTTCTATGTCTGACATGCTGGTAAGTTTAAGCATTGTTTGCATAGCCATCTCTTTAAGTAAAAACCCCTCTGTTTTCTGGACTTGTTGAGTAGTTGTATGCAATGATTTTTCTAATTCAAGTAGACGTTCTCTAAGAGCATGGTTTTCTTCTTCTAATGCAGAATTATTCTCAAACGCGGCATTTTGCAAAGTGCCCAGCCTTGCCGCTTCCTTAACCAAGGCTATGAAAGCCCCTTCCGTTAGAACGGTAACTGCTTTACTATTGTCTTCAATGTCATCTTCTGGCCCTAAACTAGTTAAATCTTCGTGCCACGTATCTAAAATACGCCATGTGTTAGTCACTTCATCTCTATTAGCCGTATATTGTGTTTCCCTATCTTTTAAGAACATTCCTACCATAATACTCCTCCTACTTTCCTTCTCTAGTATATTATACTATAATATCTGCATTTCTTACGAAATCTTACATGCACTCCATCCACATACTTTACACGTTTCACAACCACTTTCTTGAATAATCAATGGAGATTCACAATCACATCTAGCAATTTCCCCCTCTAAATGCCCTGTTACCAACACCTCTTTTTCTCTACTACCATTACGATATACTGTAATTCCTTTACATCCTGTCTCCCAGGCTGTCATATAAGCGTCAAACACATCTTCTAAAGTGGCTTCAGACGCAAAATTAATAGTCTTAGATATGCCCGAATCCACATATTGTTGAAAACGAGCTTGCATTAAAACATGGTCTTCAGGCGAAATATCCTGTGCTGTTACATAAACGTCTTTAACCCAATCAGGTACATCATCCCGTTCCTGCAAAGAGCCACCAGAGGCCAAGTAAAGCATAAGGTCTTCAGAATAGAAACCATTTTCTTGCGCATCTTTTTCAAAATTTTCATTACTATAGAATAAGGTCTGACCTTCCAATATATTTTGTTTACGCCACGCCAAAGCAAACAAAGGTTCAATTCCACTCGTACACCCCGCAATCATAGAAATAGTGCCCGTAGGAGCTACCGTCAACCGACAAGCATTTCTATAATTTTCTTGAATCTTATAGCTACTTTGTTCCCATGCGGGGAAGGTTCCTCTAATGGCACCTAATTCTAAAGATTTGATGCTTGCCATGTGATTAATGAATTTCATAACTTCGTCTCCGACTTCCCGTGCCTCCTCAGAATTATACGGAATTCGCAGCTTAATCAATAAATCAGCAAATCCCATAACACCCAATCCAATCTTACGGGTGGCCCTAGTCATTTCTTTAATCTCAGGAATACTATAATCATTAGCATCAATAACATTATCTAGAAAATGTACGGC